AAACTCAAGTTAAGGTGCTTCCACCTAAGAAAGAATTCTTTGTCAAACTAATGAGTTACATCGACGAATACCAGGAACGATATGGAGAAAAAACAATTATTAGAGGATAGATTTATGACCGCTGCGAAATTTTCGCAGGAAGTGGAAAGGATTGCCCTCAACAATCCAGATATGAATTATATTGATTCGGTTATCCACTACTGTGAGACAAACGAAATTGAAATAGATAGTGTAAGCAAGTTGATTAGCAAACCTCTAAAGGAAAAACTCCGTCACGAGGCACAGCAACTCAACTTTATGAAGAAAACCAGTCGTGCCAAGTTGATGCTAGTATGAGCTTCTTTCATTCTGATATCGTAAGAGGAGACATTCAAGAAATGATAGATCTTCAGCAGTTCTGCTTTAGATCTGCAATGAATTTTGTTCTCCTCGATGACGAGAGAAAATTAGATTACTTCAATAAACTAGAAGAGCTTGTTGAAAAGCAAAAACTTTTCTACTTTAGAATTAAAATGAGTGATGATCCAGAAGCAATTTCTGTCAAAGAAACTATGCAACAGGGTGTTATTATGCTTGGTGCTACGCCAGGCACTCCAATTGAAAGTATGTTTGATGAATTACTTGAAAAAGTAAGGTTCATGAAGGACAAACTGCAAAGTGGCACAGGGGGTTGACGCCCGACCCTGTGCCCTGTTATTATGTCTAAGTGGTCAGGGCATCACAGACCAAATCCAAACTAATCCGAGGAAATCCTATGTCTTTCGCAGATCTGAAGCGTAAATCCCAGAACAACTTCTCGTTCCTCCAGAAGGAACTTGAAAAGTCCGCTAGCGGCAAGCAAGTTGACGAACGTTTCTGGAAGCCCGAGGTTGACGCTTCTGGCAACGGGTACGCTGTTATCCGTTTCCTGCCCGCTCCCGAAGGGGAGACGGTGCCCTGGGCAAAAGTGTACTCCCATGCCTTCCAAGGTCCTGGTGGGTGGTACATCGAAAACTCCCTCACCACTCTGAACGAGAAGGATCCCGTTGGTGAGATCAACCGCAAACTCTGGAACAGCGGTAGTGATGAAGACAAAGAGACTGCTCGTAAGCAGAAGCGTAAGCTCCAGTATTACAGCAACATCTATGTCGTGAAGGATCCTAAGAACCCTGAGAACGAGGGTCGTGTGTTCCTCTACAAGTATGGCAAGAAGATCCATGATAAGATCCTTGCTGCTATGCAACCTGAGTTTCAAGATGAAGACCCCGTGAATGTCTTCGATCTTTGGGAAGGTGCTAACTTCAAACTGAAGATCAAGAAGGTTGCTGGTTACTGGAACTACGATAGTTCTGAGTTCGATAGCGTGTCTGCTCTGAGTGCAGATGATGATGAACTGGAGAAAGTGTGGAAGCAAGAGTACTCTCTGGAAGCTTTCACTTCTAAGGATCAGTTCAAGACCTATGAAGAACTGGAAGCACGTCTGAACCTTGTGCTCGGTGTTACTTCCCGTCCTGCTACTCGTCCCTCTGTGGATGATGAAGAGTTCGAACCCATCGTGGAAGATGAACCCTCTTCGTTCCGCAGTCGCGTCTCTGCTGCTCCTATCCCCGTGAAGGATGAAGCAGTTGTTGATGATGACGATGCTCTGTCTTACTTCGCTCGTCTTGCTGAAGAAGACTGATTCCAAAATCGCAAATTGAATTCTGTAAATTGGGGAAAAATTTTTCCCCAATTTTTTTGTCAAAAAGTCGCGTCAACCAGTTTTCTTGAGACGTTGACTAATATAACTATCTGATTTCTTGTAGAGATTTTTCTTTCTAAAGTCATCAACAAACTGTCTAAAGTATGCTGGCTTCAGTAAGTAAATTTCTCTTTTCTTCTCATTTTCATCTGCGTAGTACTCAGCAATCGTAACTGGTCTGCAAATCGTGTTGCCTGGCTTTGTTACGATTGCTCCGTCGATGTTTAATTTATGAGTTTTATTGTAAAACTCTTCATCTACTCGCAGTCCTTCTGGGTAAGGACCGATCTCATAAGTCTCGTAGTGTCTGATGGTTCCATATGGATCATCATACTCAGACTCTAGAGTTTTGTAGAGAGTGTAGTTTGACATTGGCCAATCATATTGAGCATTTACCATGTTATTCGTTAGAAGAATGACCCAATCATAGAATGGATCGCCATATGCTTTATCCGCTAACGTATCTGGTTTATCTCCATCTACAATCGTGTACTTATTGAAAATCACAGCATAGGAGAATACATCATCGTTGACTTTATATCTACGGAAGAAATTTTTCGCAGTAATAAAATCCGATTCTGAGAATGGATAATTAATTGGTTTCTCGTCGTATGAGATGTCTGGAACTAGTGAAAAGTACATTAGTATTGCTCTACTTCTGATGCAAAAATGAGTTTTGTTTCTTGGAATGAAAGTGATAGTCCAATAGCAACCATGTTACCATCATCATATGTAGCATATGCACCATCTGGAGTGTAGTTCACATCAACTTGAGTAATAGCACACATTTTGTATTGTGCTACGTTTGTGTTTGGTTCAGACCCGTGCATGAAAGTAACTTTACATACACTTGGAACTTGAATATAACTCGCTGATATATTTTGTCCTCCAATTTGAATAGCATTCCCAGCAGCAGTTAGAGTTGTTCCAGAACTAAAATCTGGAAGCATTGCCTTTCTGAATATGTTTATAATCTGTTTGATGTTGTCTGCTTCTGGCTTATTTCTAGGTACTAATTTATAATTCAGTGTAAAGTTTCTTAGATCAATTCCTTGGAATAATAGTTCAACGTTGGGATTCAAAATTACTCCTTGGGTTCCCGAGAGTACGTCATTATCTGATATTTGTTCGCCCGTAATTTTACCAATAATTTCTTGCACTGCTTTTACTCCAAAATTGGGAAGTAATTGATCCATAGCAGTTCCAACAGTATTCAACGAATTTTGTGCTAATTGTCCTCCATTTCCAGATCCAGCAAGCGCCATGGCAGCTGCTCCAATGTTACTAAATGCCTTTCCACTCCAGTTAGCTTTGTATCCCGTAGATACATCTTCTGGCATGTAAAGTACAATAGACTGCAACCCTTCTACTTTATCATATAGTGCGGCATCGGTAGCACTTTGGTTATATACAGACAATGCAGTTCCATTATCTTTAGTTGCTCCCTTATTGATTCCTTTAAAAGGAGGAACATATTTGTAGAATTCAAATAAAACATAATCAGAGTTGCTTTGCATAGCAGCATCTTTTGGATAACGAATAGATCCAGTTGCTGATCCAACTCCTATTTGTTTATAAATTTTATTGCCACCTTTTTGATCTAAAAAGTTTTCTTTATTTTTCTTGGCATCTGGACCAGTTCCTAAGAGCCACTCAGCACCATTCCATCTCCAGTATTGTTTGGTTGAACTACGACCAGCTTGTACTTCTACAACTTCTCCGTCAAATTCTCCTTTCCTACTTGGTGCAGCCATTACTTAGACATCTCCTTAGATTGTTTTGTGCCGTATCCTTTCACAGTTCTATGAGCAGTGATTTTATCGTAGAATTTCTCATCGGTTTCTTCCCATACAGTTTGTTTATCTATGGGGAAGAGCATTCCATTTAGGTTTCTCACAAAATCTTCTATTGGTAGGAGAATGGCAGTATCCCATTCAACCAAAGCAAGATCTAAATATAATCCATCTACATGATCGTGAATATATTTATGGAAGCATATCTTAGGTATGTCAATTCTTCCTTTGACTAACTTTTGCGTTGCTAATAATCTCTTTTTTGGAGATAGGTAGTGCAAATTAGCACCCCAGAATTCATTCTTATTTGATTTGATTACATAGACTAGAGGATTTCTATCATAGTAGGGCAACCATCTCATCTTTGCTTTGTATTCAAACATGTAGAGGTGACCTTCCACCACATATCTTCTTAATTCATTGATGTCTTGTTCTTTTGCAAGACCACCACTATCTCTTTTTTCATCTAGAATATACTTCTCTAGATTCTTGCTGTATCTACTTGCTTCTGCTTTTACTGCTGATCTATACCAAGAAAGTGATTTCTTTTCTCCTTTCGTTGCTGCTGTTACTCTCTCAAAAAGAGTTTTGTATCCAGTATCTTTTTTTGTTTCTTTTGTAGCAAATCCTTTTGCCATTGCTATACTCCTAAATGGTCTTCGGTGAGTATTAAGAAGTTCATCTGCCTATCTTCACAATACTCACGCGCAGCGGACCATTTAGATTGGTTCTTTGCAAATGTCAAAGCTGCATTACGGTAGGCAGCAGTTCGTTTGTTTTTATCATTCGGGGGTTGAGTTTGTTTTTTGGGTTTGATCTCAATAATATACTTGGAGATCTTACCAGTCTTTTCACGAACTTTTATATAAAAATCTGGATAGTATCTTCTCACTTTACCATCGGGAGCACGATAAGGAATGATTACCTCTTCGCTCCCCCACTCTATTATTGAGGGGTTGTTATCACAGAACACCATGAACTTTCGTTCCCATAATGATCTATAGATAACACGAGTTGGGTTTCCACGATACTTTCCAGGATTGATGGGTTTATACAATCCAGAATATGCCATAAATATAATTGGACCAACATAGGTATTTAGTGTGTCTGTAAATAGTTTTCTTGCTACTATTGCCGCTAATGGTGGCATGTCCTATTCAAATAATTTTGTAGTAAGATTCCTCAATCCACCTGTAACTCCCCCAGGTGGACAGGCAGGAGACTATTTTGAATATTTTTGTAGTGAGGC